GCCAAATGCAGCTGGTGGTGCGGTTGGCACGCCAGTGAAGGCTGGGCTAGCTTTTGGGGCGTAGCCTGTGCGGTCTTGGTTGATGGTGTCTACTTGACCTTTTAAATATTTGGTTCGATTGGCTAGCTGTTTGGCTTGAATGTTAATTACGCCAAGCTCTCCGCCCAGCACCTTATCTTGTTTTTCAATGAGATAAATATCTTCTTCCCATTGTTGTTGCTCAGTAATTTTTCCCATTTATACTTCTCCAAAAGTAAAGTTTCCGTCGAAATTGATCTCGCCATTCCATCGATGGCCTGCCCGTGTAAAATTGAATGCAACCAAATGACAACGTGCGGGGGCATTTTCATTTAAAATTCGCCGCACTTGTTTTGATTCTTCAATAGTAATGGGCTGATGTAGCACAATTTTGTATTCTGCCCAGTGCATTTCTTCATGCTCAAAGGTTTCCGAACCATCAAAATTTAGTTCGCCATTCCATGTTTTAAGTGATTGGTTTTCGATAATATCGACGTCACCATACCCCACCGATTTCATGACACGGCGAATCGCTGAAATTGTCCCTTTGTGCTTGTGAATATGGATGCTATTTAAAATGGCTTGTCGTTTACTTTCTTCGCTCCATTCGTCATCCCATTCATCTACAGAAATTGACCAAGCAAGCCATGGCAAGAGGTTTATAGGGCAATTTTCAGCACTCCATAAGAGGCGAATGGGCACAGGAATTTCCGCAATGGCTGAAAACGTATTCGATAATTGTTTCTCTAGCTTGCTCGACCCTATGGGCAAGAGATAGCTATTCATCTCGGCCACCTACGTTGATTTGAATTTGTGTGCAATATGCTGCTTGGTGAGGTTGTACGATTAAATCTGCAAGCGGTTGTGTCAGTTTCACGTTCTGCACGCCTTCTTGGTGCAAGGCTGAATAAATACCTGAAAGCGTAATATCAATGCCAAGCAAGTGTTGCTTATTTGTATAATGGGTAATGGCTTGATTAACATTTGCCATGACAACACTTTCTAGTACTGATGGATAAAGTGTGAGAGTAGCTCGAATTTCATAAGGTAAAATCACCGCACTTTCGACCAATACCGTATCAGTCAGGGGGCGAATATGCTCAGCATTCAACTGTTTTTTTACCGCATTAATTAAATCACTGTCGGCTGTTCCTTGTCCTTCCGTTGATAATATGGCCACTTTCACCGTGCCTGCCGTTGGGCTTGTTACATCAACGTCTTTTATTTTTGCAGAGGTAGAGAGCGCATGAAATTCATAGCTTGCACGACTACCAGCCGTAGTTAAACCTTCTAATGACATTTGAATGCGTGTACGAAAACGTTCATCATCTTCATATTGGGTGGGAATAGGCGGGTGAGCGTTTAAATCTTCCGCTTGAATGATTAATCGCTTAATGCCGAATAATGCCCCTAATTGGTCTAAATCTGATCCTGTTGCATAAGCAAGCATTACTGCCTTGGCTGATTCATTAATATTTGTTCTTAGCAAGAGTTCTAAATAAGCATTTTCTTCAAGCAATTTAACCACTGGTTCGCTTTCTAACTGTAAGCGAGCTTGCCAATGTTTCCGCAGATCATCAGTTTCTTGTAATGACAGAAATTTATCTTTTCTCTGAGCAAGTAAGATTTCATAACTGAGTTCTTGCACAACTTTTGGTGCGGGTAGTTTTTTTAAATCAACTAATTCTCTCATTCTTACCGCCTAGCCATACATCATCATAATTTATGACGTTGTTTTGATTTCTTGTTCTGCCCACGATTGAGCAAGTGATGCCGTTTCCTGTAAGTTGTGGTTTAAATTGGCTAATCGTCACGCGTGGTTCCCATTTGTGCAATACCATCACCGCACTTGCGGCAAGTTGGAGCAACAAAGCGTGGTTCATTGGTCTGTCAATGAGTTCCGGAATACGACTGCCATAATCTCGGCGTTGTAAACGTGAGCCGATGGGCGTCAATAAAATGTCTGCGATTGACTGTTTGATGTGTTCCGTTTCGCTTGTGATTTTCTCGCCTGTAAATCGATTCATTATTCAGGCTCTCCGGTTTTGTCTTTACCTTTCGAAACATCTTTGTGTTTATGTTTCATCTGACTAATGCCGCCCGCTATCATGTCGTCTGTTGATGTTACTTTTCCTTCAATATTCACATTGCCTTTAATGTTGACAGTGGGGCAGTCAATATTGATTTGATTCGCGGCTTTTATGTTGGCAGTTTTTATTCCTGTCACAACCAAATCGCCGTTGGCTTGGTTGTAGGTGATTTTTGCGCCATCTGCAAATTCGATCACGTGTTCATCTGCTGAATGGCTTGGACTGTTTTGAGTGTAAAGCCCTGTGATGATGCACGCTGTTGTTAGTTCACCACTTGCAGCCAAGATGACACATTGTTCGCCTTGTGTTGGCGGCGACCATGTTTTTGTTGTACCTGATCTCAATGTGATGAAAGGTATAAAATCCGTTAATATTTCACCGCACTTTACCCGTGCTTTTGCTTGTGCATGATCGACTTCGGCAATTAAGCCAAAGCGGATGATGCTTTCAATTCTGCGGTTGTTATCGGCTGACATGGGCGGATTTCTACTTGTAATAATTGCCCCTATTTTTGGTGAGTTTGTTTAATTTTGCGAGTGTGGGGACGTGTGAAAAATGGGATAACAAAAAAGGGCTTTCGCCCTTTTATTTTAATAATTTTCTATGAGTTTTTTTATTAATTCTGGCCTTGATAGATTTTCGTTTTTGCAAATATCATCAAATCTATTAGCAACATCAGGTGATAGTCTAATGGTGAATTGCCGATAGTTATCCTTTGCGTAATTATTGGCATTTATGCTTATATTTTTTTTCCTTTCATCGCTTAATTTTTTATAACTCATTCTTCGTCCTTTATTTGCTTACATTTCCAACCTTTCCACGATCTGCCACTTGATGCAGCTTGTCTCAGCCCCGATGTTGCGTTGCAATATTCGCCACCAGTTCCGCGTTTGCCGCCTTGTCTTTTAAAAATAACGTCTTTTGGCAAAAATAGCTCGCTATTATCTCGCACAAACTGATACAAATTGCGCACGATAAAAATTTGATTACTTGGGCTAACAATGCGCCACTTTTTGGCGTGTATATTTGTTTCAAACTTGCCTGATTTAAGGCTTTTTCTTGCGGCTTCCGTGGCTTTCGGTTGATTAATTTTGCCGTGTCTCATTTTGGGGTTAGGTATGCCTTTGTTACTTTTAGGCTCTCTCATTGTCGCCTCACCGGCATGTCCTAATTTATAACGATGCTTTGCAACTGTGTTATAAGATTTACCTAGCTCTATTGCTAATTGCTTGTTTGTCTTGCTCCAATCAACATTTTGCCAATCTCTAAATCGGTGTAATAGCGTATCCCTAGCTAATTGTTTACGTCTGCGCGATACAGTATCTATTGTTACATCTAACAGTCTAGCTATATCTATTGACCTCATTGACCAGTCAACAGATGCCCAATCAATCTTGCTCATAACCACTAGCCCAATACACTCGGACGGCATCAAGCGCGGCAAATTGTTGCGCCTGTGTCATCTCTGCTAATTTGTCATAAAGTGCGGTTAAATCTTGCGGTAAAGATCCGTAATGTGTGCGCAAGTCATCTGCCAAATCAAACGGCATTACAAGTCTAGTTAAATCACTGCCCGCATAAACATTGTATAGCTCAATCCATTCTGATTTTGACAACTCAGGCTTTTCTGCGCGCGCCAAATGAATCAACTGCTCAAACGCATTATTAATATGAGCTGACAGTCCTTTTTGCTCGCCCTGTGGAGTGCGATCTGTTACATATTGCCAAGCGTTATCTGATAAATGTACTGCTGTTTTTGCCATTTTCTTAACTCCAAGTAAAGCCCCTTGCGGGGCTTGTTATTATCTTCCTTTGCCTTCGCCAAATTCTTCATCGAGCGCTTGGTGTACGATTGATGGATAATATTCTAAATCGCTGTTTCCCGCGCTGGCATCCATCACAACATCTTTTACCTTGTAGTATTCAAATTCTTCACTCAAATTTACGATTCTTTTTTCAAGCTCATCCATTTCGCTAACGATATTTTCCCACCATTTAAAGTTTTCTTGGCTTGTCACAAATCGTCCTGTATCAAAGCCATCTTCGTCTTTTTCTTTCGCAAATCCGTATTCAGGATCGTCATTAAATCCATCATGATTACCAACTAAATCATTAAACCAATCACAACCAGTTTTACTATCGATAAGTAATAATGTTTCTACTTCGCCTGTTTCTTTGATTACAATTTCCATTTTAATTTCCTCTTTCTTTATTGCCCGCCTTTCGGCGGGACTTTGAATTATTAAGCATTTAAAATACGTTGAGCATAAATATTTCTTACGTTTCCGCGACCACCCCAGCTATGGCCGACATATTTAACATCGTTTGCGGTTACTTTATAAGTTTGTACTAATGTGCGTCCGCGTGCGTAAGTAACATTGATTGTCAATTCTTCGGCTGCGTTTAAAGTTGTTTGGATTTTTGAAATCATTTGTTGAGCGTTCATAATTTATTTCCTTTTTTCCCTTTATCCATTTATCAATACTTTTCCACCACCAGCAACTTTTGATGTCCCTGATGAAGTTATTGTCGTGTCATTATTAGAGGTTATCGTTGTATTCTGTGTTGATGTTTGTGTGATATTCTGTGCAAGTACAGATTTTACCCCTTCCACAGTTTCAGAATAATTTTTAGCACTGTTGCTTATGTTTCCTGCACTCTCTGAAATACTGTCCGCACTTTCCGATATACTGCTAGCAGTCTGTGAAATTGAACTTGCCGCACTTGTTGACAAACTATTAGTCGCAAGAACCATATTAAAGTCCGAATCTCCCACATGAT